CAGTCCAAATCGTGTTGAAAGATATCAACAGTATGAAGTTATGGATAGCGATCCAGAAGTCAATGCGGCATTAGATATTCTTGCAGAATTCTGCACACAAAAATTAAAAGATTCAAAAAGCCCCTTTGCAGTCAAGTGGCGTAGTAAAGCCACTAACATTGAAGTTCGTGTATTAGGTGAATACTTACAGCAATGGTGCAAACTACAAAAATTTGATACTAAAATATTCCGTATAGTGCGTAATACTTTCAAATACGGTGATAGTTTCTTTATTCGTGATCCAGAAAATCAAACTTGGAACTGGATTGATCCAAGTCAAATGATTAAGGTTATTGTTAACGAAAGCGAAGGTAAAAAACCTGAACAATTTGTTGTTAAAAACCTAGCACCTAATTTTGAAACACTAGTAGCAACTCAGATAACACCTAATATTAATCCTCGCAATAGTGCAGGAACTAATTCAGGCAGTGGCCCGCAAACATATACTGGTAACGGCGCTGGCGCAGGTAGTGCAAGTTCGGGTAATCGATTTGGTATGCAACAAACTGAACATGCAATTAATGCAGAGCACATTGTTCATTTGAGTTTAAGTGAAGGATTGGATAACAATTATCCTTTTGGTAACAGTTTATTAGAAAACATCTTTAAAGTTTATAAGCAAAAGGAACTTTTAGAAGATGCAATCTTAATTTATCGCATACAACGTGCTCCTGAGCGTCGTGTTTTTCACATTGACGTAGGTAATATGCCAAGCCACTTGGCTATGGCATTTGTTGAACGTGTTAAGAATGAGATCCATCAACGCCGTATTCCGTCACAAACAGGAGGCGGACAGAACGTCATAGACTCTGCATACAACCCTCTAAGCATTAACGAAGATTATTTCTTCCCTAAAACAGCAGACGGCAAAGGATCAGACGTCACAATGCTAGAAGGCGGTAAGAATATTGGCGAAATTGATGACTTAAAGTACTTTACTAATAAGTTATTCCGCGGATTACGTATACCAAGTAGCTATTTGCCTACCGGACAAGATGATAGTCAAAGTAATTTTAATGACGGTCGTGTTGGTACTGCATATATTCAAGAATTGCGTTTTAACAAATACTGTGAAAGACTACAAAGTCTAATGACAGCAGTCTTTGATGAAGAATTTAAAATGTATTTGTATGGCAAAGGTGTAAACATTGATCCAAACTTGTTTGAATTAAACTTTAACCCACCATTAAACTTTGCAAGTAGTAAACAAGCTAGTATTGATGCAGAGCGCATTAATACATTTAACACTATTCAAGCAGTACCATTTGTGTCAAAACGTTTTGCATTAAACCGTTTCTTAGGATTAACACCAGAAGAAATTGCAGAAAATGAACGCATGTGGGCAGAAGAAAATGGTAAAGGTCAACCAACTAACACAGATGCCGCAGGTGAATTGCGCAGTGCAGGTCTAAGTGCCGCTGGAATTGAAGGTGATATGGGCGCCGCAGGCGATATGGATGCTCCTGAAGACTTAGCTGGAGATTTAGATGCTCCAGCCGAAGGCGGAATGCCTCCAGTTGCCGCCCAACCAGGTGCCGGCGCACCGCCATCCGCATAAATACATTATGATTTTAAGAGAAATGTTTTATATTGATCCTGACACACGACATGTGGCAAACGATTTGCGCTATGATGCTAGTCGCGACAACGGCCAATTGCATCGTTTGGATACACGTAAGACTCGATTAACTTTAAAACAACTGAACGAATTAAGAAAATCAAGCGAAGCACACATACTGGAACAGGAAAGCGAACTAGAATTTATTCACGCAATGTATGCAGTTCCTCCTGCACCAGCACAATAATTTAGAAAATAGTCTAAAATCGACTGTTTTCATGCCTTATCTATACACTTTTTTAATAAAAGTGTAAATATAATACAGCCTTGTAACACAATCACAGGAGAACTTAACATGACTGACCGCGCTCAATTTGAAGCAATGCTTGAAGCTCTTATTAATGAGAATCATGACGAAGCTAAAGCAATTTTCCACAATATCGTAGTAGGAAAATCTCGCGAAATCTACGAAGAACTATTATCAGAAGACTTTTCAGCTGCCGATGCTAACAAAGCAATTGGTGGACATACTACAGAAGGTATGGAAGAAGAAGAAGGTGAAGAGCCAGCAATGGAAGAAGAAGCTGAAGAAGAAGCTGACGATGCAGAAGACGACAGCGAAGACGACAGCGAAGAAGGTGAAGACGAAGAAGGTGAAGAAAATCCTTTCGGTGACGAAGAAGGTGAAGAAGGCGGAGAAGACGGCGCAATCGAAGATCGCGTTATGGATCTAGAAGACGCTTTAGAAGACCTAAAAGCAGAATTTGAACAACTAATGGCCGGTGAAGAAGGCGAAGAGCACATGGGCAACATGGGTATGGACGACATGGGCGACGACATGGGTATGGATGCTGAACCAGCAATGGGCGGCGAAGATGAATTAGAAGGTTTAATGGAATACGTCAACAAAGTTGGCGGACAAACATATAACACATTCGGTAAAATGGGCGACAACGGCCAGAATACTAAATCAATCGTTGCAGGAAAGAACGATATGGGCGGAACTACTGCTAACATTGCTAAGTCATTCTCAACAGAGAAAGGCGGCACAGAAGGCGGTTTAGCAAGTCCAAAAGCAGGTGACTTAACAAGCGGTTTGGGTACAATCCATAATCGTAAAGACTCAAACGCAGGTAAAACAGCGTTTAAGAAAAAAGAACCAGGTCACGGTGCTGAGAAGAAAGGTGCAGGCGAGAAAGCAGACAATACACAAAGTATGCTTAACGGCGCACCGAAACGTGCAAAATAAAGAGAACATATAATATATGTTATACCTCCGAGAGAATCTCAGTTTCAACGAAGCAAAAATGATCGTTGAGTCTGATGACAAAGATGGGAAAAGCCTATACATGTCCGGGATTTGTATCCAGGGCGGTATACGCAACGCTAACCAGCGTGTTTACCCTGTGAATGAGATTGGCAAGGCTGTCAAAACCCTGAACGATCAGATTCAAAACGGTTATTCAGTACTCGGAGAAGTGGATCATCCAGATGATCTAAAAATTAACCTGGACCGTGTAAGTCACATGATAACAAATATGTGGATGGACGGCCCTAATGGTTACGGTAAACTGAAAATTTTACCAACCCCAATGGGACAACTAATTCGTACAATGCTGGAAAGCGGAGTCAAGTTAGGAGTATCAAGTCGCGGATCTGGAAACGTCAAAGAAGACGGATCCGGTGAAGTATCAGATTTTGAGATTATCACAGTAGATATGGTAGCTCAACCTAGTGCTCCAGGAGCATATCCTACACCAATTTATGAACACCTGATGAATAGTCGCGGTGGTCTTAATGCCTTACGCATAGCGCAAGAGGTCAAAGGTGATCCTAAGGCACAGAAATATCTCAAAGAGAGTTTATTAGCAATAATAAACAAACTCCAATAATAAGGAGAATCACATGTTGGATGCGCTAAAAAGTTTATTTGAAAATAATGTGATTTCAGAAGAGATCAGAGAGTCAATTGAGGCTGCTTTCGAAACTCGTATTACCGAGGCTCGCGAAGCAGTTGCTCAAGAATTACGTGAAGAATTTGCACAAAAATACGAACACGACAAGAATACAATGATTGAAGCTGTTGATCGCATGATCAGCGAGCAACTATCAAGTGAGCTTGTTGAGTTTGCCGATGATCGCAAGCAATTAGCTGAGATGAAAATCAAATATGCTAAAAAGATGAAGAAAGATACGGAGATGATGAAGGAATTCGTTACACGTCAACTAGCTTCTGAAGTTAAAGAATTGCATGAAGATCAAGTTGTTATGGCAAGTAAATTTGGCAAGTTAGAACAATTCGTAGTTGAAGCTCTAGCTCAAGAAATTACGGAATTTTACAAAGACAAACAAGATCTTGCGGAAACTAAGGTACGCTTAGTCCGTGAAGGTCGCAATGAAATCAAGAAAGTAAAACAAGAGTTTGTAACTCGTGCCGCTAAGATGGTTGAATCAGTAGTAAGTCAGAATTTACATTCAGAAATTACTGCATTGAAAGAAGACATCGAAGCCGCTCGTCGTGCAGATTTTGGTCGTAAGTTGTTCGAGGCTTTTGCCGCTGAATACTCGACTAGTTACTTGAATGAAAAATCGGAAACAGCAAAATTGCTCAAGGTCATAGACTTGAAAGATTTGGCAATGAAGGAAGCCGCAGAGGCAGTTGTCAAAGCAGAACAAATTTTAGAAAGCAAACAAGCTGAAATCCGTGCTCTTAAAGAGAGTCAAGAAAGAAAAGCAATCATGAGTCAGTTACTAAGCCCACTTAACGGTGAGCAGAAGTCGATCATGGGTGAACTATTGGAAGGTGTGAAGACAGCTAAACTAAACGAAAGTTTTGAAAAGTATCTTCCATCAGTTATCAACGGTAACGCTGGTAATGCTCCGCAGAAGAAACAGGCACTAGTAGAGGCAAAAGAAATAACCGGAAATAAGATTTCCAACACCAACCGTAGCAGTGAGTCAGATGTTTCAGCAAGCAACATTGTTGACATTCGAAGACTTGCAGGACTAAAATTTTAAGGAGAAATTTAAATGTCAGAACTACTTAATGGACGTTGGGCAGAAACTAAGGAAGCCCTATTAGAAGGCTTACAAGGCACAAAGAAATCAGTAATGGGTGTTACTCTAGAAAATACACGTAAGTATTTGTTAGAAAGCCCAACTGCTGGTGCTACTTCTGCTGGCAACGTTGCAACTTTAAATCGCGTGATCCTTCCAGTGATCCGTCGCGTTATGCCAACCGTTATCGCTAACGAGTTAGTTGGCGTACAACCAATGACTGGTCCAGTTGGACAAATCCACACATTGCGTGTTCGCTATGCAGATAGCTCAAGCGGTGCTGGCGTTGTTGCTGGTGAAGAGGCATTAAGCCCATTCAAAATTGCCGCTAGTTACTCAGGTAACGAAGCTGGCGAATCTGGTAACGCTAACAAGGCAGCTTCAACAGCTACCCTAGAAGGCCGCGCTGGTAACAGAATGAGCATCCAAATCTTGAAACAAACAGTTGAAGCTAAGACACGTAAGTTATCAGCTCGCTGGACTTTCGAGGCTGCACAAGACGCACAAGCCCAACAAGGTATTGACGTTGAAGCAGAAGTTATGGCTGCTTTGGCACAAGAAATTACTGCTGAAATCGACCAAGAAATCCTAGCAAGTCTAACAAGTTTAGCTGGTACAGCTACACAAACTTATGACCAGGCTGCTGTTTCTGGTACAGCTACATTCGTTGGTGATGAGCATGCCGCATTGGCAGTTCAAATCAACCGTGTTAGCAACTTGATCGCTCAACGTACACGTCGTGGCGCTGGTAACTATGCTGTGGTTTCTCCATTAGCATTGACCATCCTACAAAGTGCTACTACAAGCGCATTTGCTCGCACAACAGAAGGTACTTTCGAAGCTCCAACAAACACTAAGTTCGTTGGTACATTGAACAGTGCAATGAAAGTGTATGTAAACAGCTACGCACAAGACAACGCTTCTGTGCTAATTGGTTACAAAGGTTCTAGCGAAAGCGATGCACCTGCATTCTACTGCCCATACATTCCATTGATGAGCAGTGGTGTTGTTCTTGACCCATCAACATTCGAACCAGTCGTATCATTCATGACACGTTATGGTTATGTTGAG